CAATCTCAGCACTAACATCGAGATCAAGAAGATCGCCGAGGAGTTCTATGATATCAGCGAGCTTTTGTTCTTTTCCTTCCATGCCGCCCATTTCATCACCCATATCTACGGGCTCGGGCATTGGGGCCATATCCATCTCGTCGTCCATATCGTCCATATCGGCGTCCATATCGTCGGCGGCGGGTGGTGGGGCAGGAGAGTCGCGCTCGGGAAGATCGATTTCTTCAAGGTCTTCGCCCTCTTCCATCTGCTCTTCCTTGTCGTCGTCCTTGCCGGGCATCATGGAGCCATAGGCTTCTTCCATCTTTTCTTCAACGGCGCCGTGCTCAGCTTCTTCCATCTTCTTTGGTTTCTTCGATGGGCGACCTTCGTCGAGATCTTCCTCTTCTTCAAGACGCTGATCGGTTTCATCGTCTTTACCAGCGACTGGTAGTGGTGCCATCTCTTGTAGTGGCTTAATGTTCGCTAGCTTCATGAACTGGCGAATCTCTGCTTCTGTCAATAGTGTCTTACGAGCCATAGTTTTAAATCTCCTTAAAAACTCAAAGTTAAATAGTCTACATCACCAGAAGAAGCCAATAATTCTTCGCCATCTGGTAAACGCTTTTGTAATTTAATTAGTGCCTTATCTTGTATCTGCTTTATTCTTGCAAAAGAAAGACCTTCTCTTTTTGCTATTTCGCGCAAAGACATAGGTCCATTTTTATAGATCGAGATAAGAGAACAGTTAAATTCATCTTCATAATCAATGTGGAACTTGCATCTACTCGCGCCACAACATTCCTTATCTTTAAGGCACTGCTGGGCACATACCAATAAATCTTTTTTATTCATAAGTCGGGGAACTCCTCTGCGATTAAATCAAATAGGTTTTCTTTTTCAGCATCATCAAGCAGACCCCAGTCTTCTATTTTTTCTTTTCCCTTTTGTTTTAATTTATGGGACTTTGCAAATCTTTGTCGGCTTAGAATTTTATGTTCAAGAACATAATCTTCCATAAAAGCCATAAGATTGGGATCTTCTTGAATAACACCATCAATCACGGCACGAAAAAACTGAGACACTTTTAATTTATTGTGTCTCAGTCTCACGATAAGCCGAGCGTGATCGTCGTCACCAACCCAAAAGCGGATCGACTTTATGTCTTCTCCGTAATTTGGATCGTCTGGCATTTACCACTTCCTTGTTTGGATATGGGTCTTGCTCTCGCCTAGTCCTGCGGAGGTCTGGCGAACAAAATGAGCCTTGGCTTGTAGTTCGGCAATGGTGCGAGCGCCTGAGTATGAGAGCCCAGAGCGAATGCCTCGGTCCAAATCACCAAGAACATTGCGAACCTTGCCGCGATAAGGAACAGTGCTGGATACGCCCTCAAACGATGAGTAACGACCTCTCCATTCTATCTGTGCCTCCTTGGAGGCCATACCACGATAAGTCTTGTACTTCATGCCTGACGGGTCTGTAAAGACCTCTCCTGGCGTTTCCTTGGTGCCTGATAGGAGGGAGCCCAACATAACAGCGTCGGCTCCTGCGGCAAGTGCCTTCACAATATCGCCAGAGTTGCGTATGCCCCCGTCTGCGATAATAGTAACATCTCGATCGGTGCGAGAACAATCAAGAATAGTTTGCAACCCAGGGTGCCCGTGCCCAGTCTGCACGCGGGTAGAACAAATAGATCCGCCACCAATGTTGCAGCGAACTGAATCGGCACCCCAATCTGCTAGATCGTTGATTCCTTCTAGAGTTGCAACATTGCCAGCCATAATATGAAAGTCTGGTGGTAGTTCTTGACGAAGGATACCAAGTGCCTCCTTCATTTTTATGTGGTGTCCATGGGCTACGTCTACACAAACGAAACTAGCACCAAGTTTGAGACACAATTCTGCCCTCTTCAAGTAGTTGTTGTCGATGCCGATAGCGAAGCCTATCCTGCTGGCACCTGCCGCCTTGGAGCGGCGAACCAATTCTGCCTGATCATGCGGCGTATTGTATCTGTGAATAATGGCTGCGCCACCTTCACTAGACATAGCTGTAGTCATAAATTCTTCTGAGATTGTGTCCATTGGGGACGCAAAGATTGGTAGGTCTAGTTTTAGACCATTACCCATATAAGACGAAATGTCCACTTCAGTTCGTGAGCGAATGTCCGAAAACTGAGGGAGCAACAGTACATCGTCATATGTTAGTGCTGTCTGCATGTTAGCCTCTGTTCTTGTCGATAAAGATTCGTATTCCGGCTGGTTCGAACCAAGTTTCTTTATGCGGCTTCGCCGGATCTTCCATAAAGCGCACTTGGGGACGGATCCCACCAGTGCGAACGTAGCAAATTGAGGGTACGCCCGAAAAGCCGTACTTTTTTTCCAGTCCAGCACCGTCTTCCATGTTGAAAGCATAGAAGTGAAGCCCCTCGTATTCTTCGGAGAGTTCTACGAACTTTGACTTGAGTGCATGACATAGGTGGCAGTTTGAGCCATATAGCTTAATTACCACTTCATGTTCGCCGTCAACTTTTCCGCTTAGAATTTGATCTAGGTTGCGGCGGTTGATTCTACTTACTGACATTTCTCGATCCTTTCAATAATTCGGTCGAGATACCAACGAGCCTTCTTTAGGTCTTGGACCGGATTAGCCTTATGTTGGTGCCTCGCAACATACTTTACCACGTTACCAGCGTTGAAGTCAAGTCCCCAATCTTCAATAGCATCAATTACTTCGATGTTTCCCGAATTGTAATGCGAGGGATGGTTGACCGCATCGCGGCGCGCGATTTTTTCAAGTCCGTTTAAAATTTCCTTGTTATTAAGGTTGAACGGCTTACTCTTCGTTGTTGACATTTAATACCTCTTGTGCTTTTTGGATACAATTTGGACAAAATAGGGTTACTCGTATTGGATCTTCGCGAACAACTACTCGCCAAGTTTGGGCATGTTCCTTGGACTTGCCATCAAAGACGGCATCACATGCGGAACAAGTATCGGGACGATGACCGAAAACTTCCATTTTCTTTACCAGTTTTTCGTTGCCTTTGTTTTTCTTTTTCAGTCTTCGGCGTTGTTCTCGGTTCACGGTCTCTCCATTCCAGTGATTCGTGGTCCATTGAAAGAAGATTGGCGGAATACCACCACGGCGGACGGGAATGGTGCCGAGTTGGTGCCGTCGCCAAACTTGATGCGACCACGGACAAAGCGGATCTCGTCTGCCTTCATAACATAATCATGCCAATATTGAGTGTCGGTGCGTGCCGGGATAAGCATAACGACGGTGGTGTTGTCCTTTTGCCCTTCTTCATAGCCCTTGCGAATCCAATCCTTCAAGCCCCGACCGTAAGGCGGGTTTAGGAATACCTTGTTTCCTCCCCAGTCTTGTGAAAGCGAATCGTCGGCATGGGTGAAGTAAGTTGCGACCTTGTAGTTGTCGGGTGATGCGGCAGCATCGAGGGTGAAAGGTCCAAATAGGCTGTCTAGCTTATCGAAAAAGTTTTGGGGTGTTGCCCATTCGTTTGACTTTGAGCTAAACATTAGCTGCGTTGTGTTCTTGTCCAACTTATTCTCCAAATAATTGTGATTTGATCCGCGAAATGTTGCGGTATGTGTTTTTATAACTTATTTCGATTGCATTGTCAAATTGAATTCTTGAATAAACAATTTGTGCGATTGCGTCGTTGATAAAATCTTTTGCCACTTCGTTACGAGGACCGGATATAATGCCTCGAACAAACGGAATATCGTAGTTGAATACTGCCACGATTTGTAGTTTGTTGTTGATAAGGCGTTCTTCGACTGCCCACATAAAGTTGTTTGGTCCAAGGGGCTTGATGTCGATATTGAAAAGACCTTGGGTGTAGTCGGTTGATGTGGTTGTAACTGTGGTTGGGCTAGGTGGGGTGGAAATTTTTGGCGCTGAAACAACGCTGATGATTTTATCTCCAACCTTTTGGATTGCGGGTGGTGCGGGCTGCAATGAGAGTGCCTTCTCTCTTTCCTCAATATAAGTTGCAAACCTGTTTGGTAGGGTTTCTCGTAGTGCGGCGAGCCGACTCAATATCTTTGTGTGTTGATTTAGTGGGATATGTATTTCGTTTGCGGTGGGTGCCGACTCGATAATCTTCTTTATTTCGTCTGTCAAACCAGATTGAAAGAAGAATGTGCGACGGAAGGCACGATCTAGTGCTTGATTGGGACTAATCGTCTTCATTGGAGTCATCTTCAAATAATCGTCCAATTTATCATCGCACCATAAAACAACTTGGTGCTCTGCCATCGCGGGATCAGAGATGCCGGGTATACCCATTCCAAAGCC